AATGACAAGTACGACATTCAGTCTGAGATTGATAAGACTTTTGACAATTGGTCGCAAGGCCTATGTTCGGAGTCTATTTACAAAGCAAGTAGTAAAGTGAATGAGCTTTTACCAACAAATAAAGCTAAGGATAAAGTCCGAATGTTTTATGGTAGTTCATTTGCCAACTTTATTGCCTCAAGACGTGTGTTGGCAGGTATCCCTCAAATTATGAAGAAGCACTGGCAGATTTCTGAATGTCTTGTTGGTATTAACCCATTGTCTAAGGAGTGGTCTGATTTCCACACCTATTTGACTGAGTATAGTACAACCAACATGATTGCAGGAGACTTTTCAGGTTTCGACACAAGAATGGCCGCCCAGATTACTAGCGCAGCCGCCAAAATTATGGTTAGCTGGTATGAAGCTGCTGGATGCTCTGAGGAGGATTTGGTTCTAGTGCGGGGGGCACTATCTGACATCGTCCACCCAAATATTCTATTTGATGGTGATCTTTATCGCTTTGCGAATGGCAATCCCTCGGGAAATTTGATCACTGTGCAACTAAATAGTATTTGCAATTCAATTATGATGCGCTATGTATATTATGCACAAATGCCAAACATTAAAGAGAAGTTTGCGGACAACGTTAGACTTGGAACATATGGAGATGATAATGCAATGTCGGTGAAGAAGCATTGCTCCTGGTACACTCATACCTCGTGCCAGAAGGAGTTTGAGAAATTGGATATTGGATACACAATGGCAGATAAAGATGCAGAATCTCTCCCTTACATAGGGATCGAGGCTATCTCTTTCCTTAAGAGGAAATTTGAGATGCATCCGGATCTGAATAAAATTGTAGCTCCAATTGAAGAGGACTCAATTCTCAAGCGCTTTCACTGGGTGAAGAAGCCTACTGAATCCCCTTTGTCCTTTGGGGAGCAGTTTGGTGCCTACACCGATGGTGCTATGCGTGATTACTATCTTTATGGTAGAGAAGCATACAACGACTTTCTCGCTAAGTTGAAGGATATTGTTTCTCAAAATGAAGAATTGCGTGGTGTAGTTTCTTTCATTCCGTATGATGAAATGACACTCACGCTGAAGCCTGATTATTCTGATGACTATGTAAATAAGAAC